CCTGCTGTAACGGGTGCTCCTGCAGCAATACCCATTCCACTCATTTTTAGAACACTGTTTGCGTTATTACCACTTATCAATCTTAAGTATTCACCACCACTAAAATCTACTGCCTTAGTCCAAGATGTTGAGTTTGCTACAGTAGCTACTGGAGTTGAAACTTCAGTAAGTGCTGTCCAATCTATATCACTGTAATCAAAGTCAGAAGTATTAGTATAATTATCTAGGAACATCATTACATCTATGTTTGTAAAGCCATATCCTTGATCACCTGATTCATACTTATCTACACTATTCCAATCTGCAAAAGAAGTTGTGTTAATATTACCATCGTTATAGTCAATACCCACTCTAATATTGTTACCGCTTGACGTAAGTTCGATAAATGCAACAATGTCAGCTAAGAAAGAAGGTATGTATACGATTGTTGTACATACTGATACTCCATCTTTAATTACTCTAATGTTACCTCCTGAAGAGTTAGCTCTAAAGAACTTGATACATAAATCATATTCAAATCCAGTATTTGAACTACTGTTCCCATCTTGAGTGTTAGCCCAAGCTCCATCTTTAATACCAAAGCATAAAGTCTGTTGGTCTTGCATAGCATCAAACGCGTCTACAAAAAATGTTCCTGGAAAGGTTATCCTTTGTCCTGCAGCTAATTGCTCATCAATACTGTGCCAGTTGTCAGCAGCTACTGTAGTTCCAGAAGTTAATCCTGGTCCTTCATTTGTAATTCCTGTTACTGTTTCAGTATAAGAAGATCCTGCTAATGTTAATGGTACATCTGTGTAATTAGCACTTGTATCATTATCATAGAATCTTAAGAATTTTCCTGGTGCAACATCTGTTGGTATAACATATTGTCTGTAAGCTCCAGCATCACCAGCGTTTCCACTTTGTGAATTACCATCATTACCCAATACAACATCACCATTAGCATCTACAATCTCTAAGCCATCTCCAGCTTCAATCGTAGTGCCATCTAAATAAAACTTATAAGTACTACCTGCATTGAAAGTTACTGTATTGAAATCTAATTCAGTAAGCCCTCCATCTTGAGTAAACTTAATTGTTCCATTTTCTTTATCTACTATTGTAAATTCATTACTAGATAAATTAGCTAGAACATTTATAGTTATAGTTCCACTTACAGAACCAAAGTCATTTGCTTTAGTTACATTCAATGTATGCACAACAGATTGTCCATAACCATTAGTTATGTTCTCTGCTGTTCCTATAATAGCATTACCATTATCAGCATATCCAGTTGGAAGTCCAGTTACATTATATGTAGCTGTATCTCCTGCTGCTTTGTATACGATATTGATTGCACTTAGTTCTTGAACATTATAAGTAATGTTTGTGAACGTAGGTACAAATCCTGAATCAACTCCTGTAGCTTGCTCATTCCATATTACATTAGTACTGTTACCATACACACCACCTTGAGGTGCTGCTGTTCCAACGTGAGTTGAATTAGTAGTATTCATGTACCAAGTAGTATTGGTTGGATCGTCTAAGAATGTATGAGTATGGAATGCTCCTGATCCACCTTCTTTGATGTCAATTGCAACAGCTTCTGCTTCAGTCTTGAACATTGGGTAATAGAATACCCCATCTGGAGATTCAATGTACCACCATTCACTTATTGCTGAAGATGTATCGCTATCAGCTAAATCAAACTTAACTAAGTCTGGAATATTGTTAGTACCGCCACCAGCTCCTCCATAATACACATGTACAGGTGAGCCATCAAGTGGCCCTGCCAACGTTGCAATTAATTCATTATTCAGTTCACTAAACAATTTAAGAGCATTGCTGTCTGTATACTTCAAAGAAACCAAACCTACTGCAGTACCAGATACACCATATTGTCCACCATTAGCAGAAGTGTATTTAGATGCAGCGGTATTGTAAGTCCATTCAGCATCAGTCAAAGCATTTAGTTTTTCTCCTGAGCTATATAACATACAGCTGTCAATAAAGTTTCTCGCTCCAGTTTGTCCAGTTGATGTCCCAGAATAACCTATTCCAAAACCTTCATTGCTTCCATTGTAGGCTAAGTTTAAAGTTATCTTCTGTCCTGAATTGATTGATACATTTGATTTGATTACACTACTGTCTTCAATTCCATCTATCCATTCGTTATTCTCTGAAGAGTCTTGATCTGCTACGAAAGTCCAAGTTTGTGTTCTCTCTTGCATAATTGGTAACTTAGCAGGAGTAGAAGCAGAATACCATCCAGCAAACTGTACCATAAATGTAGCAGTAGTCTGCGGAATATTACTCTTAGCAATTACTACGTTAGTTCCTCCAGTAACATCTACCCAGTAGATATGCTTGTCAGTTCCGTAACGTACTGCTATTACACTACTGGTAGTATAGGTATACTTATTAGGATATCTAGTATCGTAATCAGTCCCTGCTACAGCATATACTTTATAGTTATTAACTCCAAATCTAATACCTGTTTCCCAGTTTGAACCTTGGAACGCATTCTGATAACCAGTTGATTCCTCAACTCCAGACCACTTACCTAATATAAAGTCTCCTAAAGAATCAGCAGTGAATAAAAACTCACGACCTTGCTCTATGGCATTACCATTATAGAATGGCATTCTAGAAGAATTGTAAGATGTTACTGTTGCGCTAGGTATAAGATTACCTGCTCCTGCTCCATAAGAGTAATACCAAGCATCAGCCTGTGCTGGAAGTGTTCCACCTGTAGTTTCGTCTCCATTGATTCCTACTTCAGAAGTGAGGAATGTTTTGAAGTCTACTAAGTTCATAGAGAATGCTCCGTTCATGTTTACTAACATAGAGTTTGTATCCGTTCCAGTTACTACTCCATTAATATAAACATTACCAAATGCTAACCCTCTTAATTGTATCTTATCTGAATTAGCTTGTAGTATATCTACCTTCGACCCCACTAATACAGCTACTAATTCATTTGTCTGATAAGTATTGATTACATTACCACCTACTCCCTCACATAGAGAGATCATTTGCTTGAGTGTATCAACCTTGATATCAAGAACTGGAACTTGCATAACGTGGTTACTAAATGGTAGCTCAGAGTAATTTCCAACTAGTGGAGCTTTTACTGCTTTGCTTCCGATAGACTGGTAACTGTTATCTCCTAAAGATAATCTTAGGTTAGTTACATCCACTTCAGATAAGTCAATTGCATAGTCTTGTCCAATGAATCCTACATCATCTACTTTGATGATATTCTTATCGTTGTCAGCTAGTGCACCTACTGCAGAGGTTATTAAGAAACCAATCTTCTCAGTGTTGCTTCCTAGTCCTGTGTAGTGTACTTGTGTATCTAAGATCTCAGCAATAAATCTAAACGCTGGGTTAACAGATATAGAAGTACCCAATAGGTTGTATGCTTCGTTAATCTGTATAGACGCTTTAGCATCTCCAGAATTACCAATACCGTTAAAAGCTGATCTGTTATTGTCATAAAGACCTGAATCTCTTAGTGTAGTGTTACCAGCTCCCCAAGCACAGAATCCTGCATTCCAGTTACCGTTCACTTCATTCTGAGAAAACTTGTTGTTCAGTCCACCGATCACCAATAGTCCGTTGTTAGCATTGTATGCTGAAACGTTCATAGTAGTGGTTATGTTCTGAGATCCTCCTAAACTTCCTGCTGCTATATAGATACCACTCTCAATGTTTTGAGTTGACTGGTTTCTAGATACAACACCACCACCATTGATTCCACAATCTTGTATTCTAATACCTCTAAGGTTTTTAGTTACTGTGTTACCGATGACAAGTACTTGAGTAGACTCTTCTATTCTCATAGCTCCACCGTTAGATGCGTTCGATCCAGCGTAAAACGCTTGAAGGTCTGCAGCGGTTGAGTCATATGCAAGTAATCCACTTGTTGCTGTAGGGAGTATAGTATTAAGTTGTGTTCCGTTCCATCCATTGTTTTCGAATACACAATCGTTGATTTCCACCTTGGCGGTCTTCTTTGAGTATACACCATACCCACCTGCATTCTTGAATGTAATGTTTGTAAACTTTAACTCTTTTGTGTTATCCGTTCCGTTGAAGAAGAACAATGATCCATTACCATCGCTGTACGTAGCGAAAGAGACAACAGCATCATCACTTCCATAGAAGTATAAAGACTTACTGACTGGTAGGATTATCTCACCAGCGATTTCGAAAGTACCTTCTAAGTAGATAGAATCTTTATCGTTAGCAGATCCTACAGCTGTAGTTAAATCTGAATAAGGATATAGTATAGAACCATCTGATACAGCGCCAACATAACCAGCTTTAACATATATGTCATGTACCTTCAATGCAGAGTTCTTAATATCTGATTGTGTAGCATTTGCTTCAGCTATGTGATCGTAAGTTGTACCGTTGAATACTAATATATCTCCAGTCGCATATCCGCCACCTGCTGCACTAACTCTGTAGAAGTCACCTAATACATCAGTTCCAGTAGGAAGTGTAGGAGAAGCCGTAGCTCCGTTGTATGCACCCTTGTAAGTAGATCCAGATAGCAATTGATTAACATCAGTCTTCAATGCAATCTCTTCATCTTCGAAGAATCTGTTCAATACATTTGTCTGATACCTTGTGGCTGCGTCAGTACCTTCACATACGTTTAGTATACCTTGATTGATCTCTTGGTTACCAACTATATCTACCTTGTATATGGTAGCACGTAATGTAGTTCCAGCTTCAATATCTAGCGGATGATCGAAGTACCATGTGATATCATCGTTAACAACATACCCAGTGTGGCTCAAGAATTGAACGTATACAGATATACCGTTTACAGTTATCTCGTACTTAAGCTGCTGAGTAGATGGAATTACCTCTGCTGATCTAGTTGTAATACCTACTCCACTAATATTGAATGAAAAGAAGTTGTTTCCATCATAAGGAATAGAGGTATCGTTAACTGGAGTTCCTCCTAAAGGTATGCTTTGAAAGTCCCCGAAGATTCTGCTCTTAGGCTTTGTAACTCCCGCTCCTGCAACTTGATTAGCTGCAACAGACTGGTCAAGCACTTCCCCTTGTATAGCGTAAGAATTTGCTTTGTTGTCTAGATCCTGAAAGTAGATGCTAGAGTTACCTGAAGACATCTTGTGCTTCTCTCCTAAGAAGAAACCACTCTTATCTACTTGAATATCTTTCTGAGCTACAAGTCTATCCGTGGTTGGATTGTACTCAAAGTACTCGGTAATAATAGGCTTGGTAATCTGTCCTTCGACATAAGCTATAATAGCGTCTCTGTCGTAGTTATACGGAGCGTCCACCAAAGTCTCTCCCGCTTCGTTCTGAATACGATTGATGTTTAGCTTACCAAAGAATACCCTGTACTCTGTCTCGCTCCCTCTCTTGAACTGAGACAAAGAAGAGATACGTATCCTATTACTAATAGTAGGATGCGCAGTAACAGCGAGATCACCGATATCTTTGTTTCTTACGTTTGCGCCATCGAAGGATACTTTCCCTGATTTTAGCGTTGAATAAATCTTAATCTTATTTGACATTGGTTTTTTTTATTTTTAGAGTTGAATAAATAAAGCTAATTCTCTCATCTTTACAGTTCCTGTAACGTCTGACTTAATCTGAAAGCGAATCTTACCTGCGTCATCTACACCATTGGTGTTTATTGTATCACCTACAAAGAACTGAACAGCCACAAGGTGTGGATAATCTTCGTCAGCTCCTGACTCCATGGATAAACCTGCAGCGTCAATAGGGAAGTCCTCAGAAGGAGTAGCTGCTGAGTGTCTCTCTACGTACATTCTAGAGTCTAATCTACCGCCATCTTCATCTGGGACAAAGCTAAGCGATGCTCTTAATGTTGCTGAAGACTTTACATTCAATCCTTCTAGTAGAAACTTTATAGGATTACCAACAGAACCATCTCCTGAAGTACCTACAGCTTTTGCTGTCTTCATTGAGGTTGGTCGGTTATCAGATGTTCCTGAAGGATGGACAGTCATAACAACGTCCTGCCATACATTCACGTCAGTTATAGCTAGCTCGTGAGAAGTAGCTGTACCTGAGTAATAGAAATCAGACAGCAAAGCGAGGTATCCTTGGATATCGGTTGCGGTCAAGTCACTAAGACTCTGGGCTGTAATTCTCTTCGTTGATCCCGAATCTGCCTGTGTAAGGTCAGTGGTGTCTACTACAGGTATAAGAATAGCTGAAGTGTCTACAATCCCCAGTGGGGTTAATTCTGATATTTTTACGTTTGCCATTTTTAATTTTTTGCAGTTTAAAGAAGACCTTCTCTTATAAGGTTGAATCCATTCTCCATGATTATGTTGTCACCATCCTCTTCTAGGATCAAGCTAACAAAGTTCAAGATATTGGCCTCACTAAGATTGGTTAGTATGTTTGGTAGACCCAGCATGACTAACGTATATAAGCTATAACGTTACCCGTGCCTACTGTAATTGTAGTAAAGTCCCCATAAAGAACCATACCCGCTTGCAGGTCTACCCCGTTCAAAACGTCACCAGAACTAGTGGTAGTGGTTACACCTGTGGCTACTGCTATGCAATAGATACAGACATACTCCTCACCCACAGGTTGCGTAGTAGCGCTGTTAATTACCCTAAATCCATTCTGCCCGAACGCAGCCCTCTGGAAATCACCCGTGTTGGTGAGGTTTGTTTTTCTTGCTCCCATAATTTACTTTTTTTTGTGGTTATTTATTTCATCATTGAATCGAGGAAGCTACCGTCTTGATCTTCAGGTAGTTCACCTCTTTCGCCTTTACGTTGAGAGATAAGTTTAGATTGAGCTGTTGCTGTCTTCTTCACTCTCTCGTCTTTACGATCTTCCTGCATCTCTTGAACAGACTGCTTGATGGCCTGAGAAGCTCCTGCTACATCCTTAGCATTAGCCCCACGTAGTTTCTCTAGTTCTAACTTGAACTGATACTCCATCTGCATACGTTGCATCTCTAACTGAGATTCCATCTGCTTAGACTGCATATCCAACTGAGCCTGTGCTTGTGCAGTTTGCATATCAGCTTGTGCTTTAGCCTGTGAAGCCTGTGCTGCTGATTGTCCCTGCATCTGAGCGTTCTGCTGAGCTGCTGATTGCTGGCGCTTGATACGCTTAGCTCTACGGATGATAAGTAGACGTTCTGCTTGGTCGATATCTTTTAATCTACGTATAGCAATTGCATCTTCTATATCTATCTCTTTCTGAGCTAGAGCTTGTTGTATGTTTTGTTCTAGGTACAGCTTATCCTGCTCATCCATCTCTGTGGTGACCATTACGCCAAAGTTGAACATAGGAAGTTTCTCGAACTCCTTAAGTGTTCCCATTGCGTGCTTACCTACTGCTTTCTTGTAAGTACCGAATAGTACTGACTCTTTAGGTAGGATCTGTAGACACTTGATAACATCCTCACATACTCTTTTGTATAGAACCAAAGAAGCATGAGTGATATCATATAGAGCGTTGTTAGCTGCAGCCATTTGTTGCTGACGAACACCTACAAGGGCATCACCCTTTGGAGTAGAGCCATCAACAGCCTCATTCACACCTGTCGCATCACGAATCATACGTAGGTAGTGGTTATATAGTCCGATCAGTTCGTTCACGTTACGGATAGTGTTGTTTATCTCTCTGATAGGCGGGTTTGCGAATCCTCCTTCAGGGTTCTTAGAGCGATAGTACATAACACCTGTCTGCTCGTATATATCTTGTATGTCCAATGGAGATAACTCACCACCTGAGCCTAGCTGTACGTTGTCTAGTCCTTCGATATCAATCATGATACCATCTGGCTTAGCCTTAGCGATAGACTGCTGGATCTTCAAGTGTGTGATCTGCAATTGATCAGCGAATCCGATAATGCTAGTCACCATTGACTTAGGCATCATTCTACGTAAGTTTGTAGCCACAACAGAATAAGACAGAGTAGTTCTGCTTAGATCGTGGATGTTACGCGGTTGATTCTCTTTCTTACCGTAATTCATAAGGATGTTAGAACCATCTATATATAGACCACCGTAAAGACACATGTTCTTCATGTATACAGGGTTTCTATCATATACTGATTGTGTAGGAGCCTTGTACTCTTCTCCTTTGAAATAGAATCCCATGTTACCGTAACGAGACATCTTTTCTTCATATACCATTTCGTCCAGACCGATATACTCAAAGTCTAAAACATTAACAGTATACTCATCGTATCCGTATTGGTTACGTCCTGTTCTTTGATCAAATGAGTTCTTAGCCACTTTACCGCTGTCATTCCCGAACTTACCTTTAACCCCTTGAGCTAGTTGCTCCCACTGGTCTTCACTTACGCTATTACCACCGATTCTCTTGAGCTCCATGATAGTCATACGGCGGATCTCTCCTGCGTAAACTAAATCTTTTAAGAATGGATCCTCTGAGTAAGAGTGTATAAGGTGGCTTGGATCAACATAACGCTCAACGATACCATGGTTAGGATCATTCTCACGCTTGACAGCTGCCATACCCGTTACTACTAAATCCTCTACAGCTCTACGGAACGTACTATCATTGAAGTCGTTCCACTCTAGGGTTAGATTACACGCAACCTGTGCAGCAATCTCAGCAGCAATCTTGATGTTTGTATCCATGAATATCTCAGCCTCTTCCTTCGTATCAGGTAGGTTGTCGATATCATCGGTTACTTGAGCACCTAATGCACGCATCTCTGTCAAGAACTCTTTGTTCTCGATAGCAGCTTTTACACGGGCTTTTTTGTTTTCCTTCTCTCCACGTGATATAGGATCAATCGCTTCTAAGTTAGGATATGGTTTTTGACTTAATATCTTGTTTACTACGATCTTTACGAACTTAGGAACAATAGGAACTGGAGTCCAATCTAGGTTTAGTAGTGATCCACCACCACCTGCGCCATCTAAGCTGTTTAGTATCTGCTTGTATATCTGAGTAGACTGAGTACCTTGAGCGTAATCACGCGCACGTTCAAATTCCTTGAGACGTTTTTGGTATAAAGATTGTTCAGATTCAGTACCACCCCATTGAGAGAGGATAGCTTTAGCATATGCCTTACCGTATCCTTCTGATAGTTTCTCGGTAGATTGTGCTGTTGGGTCAGGGAAATTTCCGTAGTTCTTATTCATCGTAGTGCGTTTCGCTCTTGATTATTGATAGTTGCAAAGATAGTAAATTATTCTTAAGCATTGTGCTTATAACGCCTGAAGAACGTCTTGTTACTGGTGTCCGACTGTTTCCTTACTGTGGGTTTGATTTGCGCTGCAAGCAAGCAGAGACCACTAGAGATAGTTAAATCATATTTGGTACGGTTATCTATCTTGAATCCAATCCAATCCTCTAGCGTGTCCTGAAGGTACATGCGTCCCATGTTTCCATCCTGTCCTTCTCCTACATAGTTGTGTACGTAAGACTCTATAGCCATAGCGTGAGCCTGAATAACTTCAGCAGAAGTAGATGGAATACCCTTGGTCTTAGACTTAGATGCGCTACCACCTAAATGAGCAGGGCGATCCAATAGATATTCTAGGTAACCACGCTCTTCAAAGTAACGCGCTATACCGTATTTGTTATTCTCTATAAGTATTGGATATCCGAAGAATACTGCCGCCATCAGACAGTCCTCGTAGAAGATCTTTGCCATAGGTGGTCTAGAACAGTACTCAGCAACAAAAACATTGCTAGCCTCATTCATTGTAAACTTGTTGTAAAAGTGACACGCACCCTTAGATCCACGTCCATCTACCGTAGAATCAAGGTCATAGCTATCGACTCCACCAACACCTTTGTTCCCATGGGGAGCCATATAGTGTCCGTTACGGTGTCTTACTTTGATGTTTCTTTCATCCTTCTTCGGCTGCCATGATAGAGTCCAACGTCCCTCGGGAGATGGTTCAAATACAACCTCACTGTCTAGTTCTCCGTTCTTCCAATGGAAGTTACCCTTTACTACAGGGTTAGGATACATCATATCATTATACTCTTTCTGCTCGTAGATCTTCCCTAGGTTAAACAATGAAGCAGTAACAGAATCTCTGAATGCCTCCTGTGTGTTAAACGGGAACTGACGAGTAACCTCATTCAATTCGTTTGCATCGTTCTTTAATGCTTGACGTTCGTTGTTGAGGTAAGTCCTTGCACCATAGTCGATTAGCTCACCATCAGATGTTTCAATAGCTTCAGTCGGGTCTTCGATGATAGGGTTTCCGAACTTGTCAAAGAATCCTTCAAGCGCTTCGTAAGCGGGGATAAATATTCTATAGAGCATAGACCTAGTACGGCCATTGGCATTTCGTTCTGCGGGGTCTGAATCATTCCATAAGTCTTTATACTGCTGACCACCCTTAGACATAGGGTTAACTGTAGACCCCACTAGTGCAGTACCTACAATCTTACGCCCCACAATCAAACAAGTACGGTTAATACGCCATGCCTCACGAATGTCCGCAGGCTTTTCCCACTTACCAGCTTCATCAAGAAACAAGTAGTAGAGACGCTCACCATCATATGCATTGTTCACCGTGTTCTTCCAATTGATAATGGTGTTCAGCGCTTCGCCTACGACAGCAGTTTTATTATTCTTAGTGATTTTCTTAGCAGGCTCACGGAAAGCTAGTTCCATGCGGGGGTTTGTAGACCCATCCTGTATTGGTTTAAAGAAGAAAGGAAAGTGTCTGTACATAGAGACAACCTTCTTTTGAAAGACGTTATCACGGGCATCAGAACCTGTCTTAGACATTATACCTAGAACCTTATCCTGTACCATAGTTCCCTCAGCTAAGAGAGTAGCAACAGCCATGTTAGTATAACCTGAACGTCTACACTTAGTGAAAAGCTGTCCTACACATCTAGGATCAACCTTACATGCTTCTGCGTGTATAAATAGTTTACGTTGAAAAGCAAGGTAGTCTCCATAGAACGATCCGTCTATCTTAACCCATTGCAGCATGAAGTAGTGTGTTCCCGTTATGTAAGTCGGCTCACCGTCAATGTAAAGCCAAACCCCATTGTTCCTACGCTCAAACTCTTTCTCGATATATGGACTATAGGTCTTACGAAAGTTACTCGGTTGTTCCGACCACTCATCCATAGAGCGTATCCCCGAGAGGGCTTTCGCCATGGTCTGACGTTTCCAGTACTGCTGACCCCTATTATTAGAGGCAAATAGGATTTCATCCTCATTGGGTTGAGTAGGAAGCTGTATAAACAACCCTTCAAGCTCAATGATCTGACCCATCGTATCGTTAGGACAAATGTTGATAACCTCAGCTTCATAACCCTCTATTCTTTTTAAACCTGCCATACCTTAGTGTACGATCTACAAATATACGTAGAATCTTTTAATTATTTCTTACTATGTCTCTCTGCAAAGCCTCCACCGAAGTCTTGAACCTCTTCTAGAGAACCATGCTCCTGTGCATTCTTTATCATTTGCTCTATCTCCTGACGTATCATCAGTAGTTCCTTAGCATCAACTGCAGTCTGCTTAATAGACGCTAGTTCAGCCTTACGCCCCGAGCCGTTAAGCTCAGGGTCGACAGGTTTGCTAATCTCTTCAGTCATGTTCTCTATAGCAGTCTCAGTAGCCTTTAACAGGTTCTGCGCTGCAGTCAGAGTGAAATTAATTGAATCAGACATATGCTGCAAATATATAGTTAGGCTTCATACGGAATACTTGTTTACCGCTAGGCATTGTTATCCTGTAGTCAGCATTCTTTGAGTACATAACCATGTCACCAACTTCAAGCCCAAGCTCTTCAGTTCCTGCTGATGGGTATAGTACTTTAGACTCATTCTTAGCCTCTACGTGAACCTTTCCTAGGAACAATCCACCTGCTGAGGTCTCTTCTACCTCTTTATCTTCCGTAGCTTCTAGTATAACCCAATCACCTAAAACGGTAACAGAATCATCCTCGTGTATAACTAGGTAAGCCTGACCCGTGAGCTCAGTCGGAGACCAAGACACTAGGTAGTGATCTGCACCTATACCGAACTTCTCAGGTTGTTGGTTAACATGGTGGTGAAACAATAGAGTATCTCCAACCTTAACCTTTGCAGGAAGATCAGCTTTAGCGGGCAATGCCACTATAGTACCGTGAGACACACGTCCCTTGAAATCATCAAAGCGTGTATCCTTAATAAGTTCAACACCATTAACATTAATAGTATCGCTAAATAGCTTAGGTACGTGTACAATAAAATCAAACAATGGTTTCATACTATCCTAGGTCTATATCATATTCAACAATCACAGGCATGTTCTCTACGGCTTTCCATAGGATAATCCCATCTTCGTTCTCTACGTATATAAGGTAACGTGCGCGACCATAAAGCTGTTCTGCTCTTCCGTCTTTAGCTATAGCGTGTATAGTTCCGTTTCCGTATACTGTTTGTCCTACGACAAAGGCGAACCCGTTCTTAGGGTCTCTACCTGATATAAGTTTTCTAATTGGCTGATCCATCTTGTGTGTTTTTTTCTATAAATTTAATCCAGTCTTCAGAAGTCCAATCTTCTGTATCTGATAAGTCTGCAGGTATACCCATTTCCATGGACTCCATGTGCTGATAGTACTTAGCTGAGATAGATAGTATTTCATCCAACTCTTCCTCGTCCTGCACCACGTAGTCTAACACGGTCTTTAGGGAGTTCTTCCCACTAGCTAATTCTTCTCCTTCTGTGTAAATGCCGCCTACGAATGCATGCGTCCATCTTTCCTCCATGCCGTACTTCTCGACAACATCCTTGAGCGCTTCTAATGCGTCAGAGATATCTTCGAAAAATTCACGAGGTGGTTCTTGGTTATCGAACATATATTTCTTATATTTAATTAAATTGGGATATTCCCATATACACAAAGATACAAAATTAAATGCCTAAGAGCAAGGTACATAAGAAGAAGTTAAACCGTGCGGTACTACCGTTGCAGGATAAATACGTGAAGCGTAACTACGCCAAGTATTATAATCTAGCAATGAGAGACATGGTGAAGTATACAGACTTAACAAGAGCCGAGTTGGAGTTCTTGCTGTTTGTCTATGACTTAGAGTTCTGGGAAATTACTTGGGCAGCAGAATCGTACGGTCAAGTACGTCAGAAGCTATACGAGAGAATTGTTCTGCCTCTTAAGAAGAAAGGTTACCTTCAGGAATATCTCCGCGTAGGCGAGGGGAGTGATGGTATTGATGTACATTTCAACATACGGCGCAATGCTCAGAAGTTGTCCGTAAGTCATAAAGGAAGACACAATGTTCAGCGTCTTTATAGAAAAATAGAGGGAGAAGAGGAGATTAGGTACTAAAAGAAATACCTCTGATATACCTTGCTGACCCACTTGCTCACATACGGAATACCGTAGCTTTCCGCTTTCGTTAAGTCCCTGTGAAGTTCCTTCATTGGTGGTGGTATGAATAAGATGTACTCCAAGCAGAACAGACAAAACCGTAGCTTTGTTGCGAACATGTGTTGCTTTAGCTTTTTCAAGCCATTCAGGAGAGTAAGTTTCATAAGTGAAGGCGAGTCCAATTACAAAGTTACAGAATCTAAATCTTATCTTGTTAACCATTTTTGGATTTGTAATAAAGGATATGCGGGATAGTAACACACCGCCATTACTGCTAACCATCTTCCAGCTCTTGATGTATCAAAAACCTTCAGACCTTCTCGATCTTCTTCAGGTATATCCAAATCGTCAGATTCCTGTTGTGTGATGTCCCTTAAGCACTTACGTTTTATAATTCTAGCTGAGAGGTCATATAGAGCGGCTGCAGCGAATGGTATTGATAGTATAGTATATAACATACTTTAATATAACAAAAGACCCCTGCGCTAACAAGGGCCTTCCAAGATATTTACACCTCCTTTCTTTAAACGCGCTAGCGTTCCGAAATTTTTCAATTCCGAGTTTCTCAAAGATAAGGAATGTTTACTAAATGATATGCACTAGTTGAACTTAGATAGTAGGAATATACTGACACTAGTGGCGATAGCAAAGAATAAACAGGTAGCAAAGTCTTTCGATACTGCAAGAGCGGTAATGCCTGATGCGACAACGGCCTCTCCGTGTGATTGATAGAATTTTCTTATGTGTTCCATGCCACAAAGATAGGTAAAAATAAGGAACCCCAACGTATTAGGTCAGGGCTCCTGCATCGGCGGCGTATAATAAAGGTAGCGAATCTCTGCCCGCGCTGATGTAATCGATGATACTAGCTGTTATAATAGTCTCTCTAAGATCAGTACTAAACCTTCAACAGCAGCTATACCCATGATGATGTACTTAGAGTAGTCTGTACCTCTCTTCGCCCTCTCACCTTCTTTATAACCTTCTAGCGCAGCGTCCGATTTTATCAAAGCGGCTTCTAGCTCCAAGATCCTCTTACCATTAAGTAGGTCTTCCATCTTTTCAGCATTACGTCCGTCTTCGTGGATATTCATAGAGCTATTGTGTTTGTCCTTAATCATTATTACAAAGATAAACAAATAACAATTAACAGCCCTCTATATATGTGGTGCTTTTTGTACCTCTTCATATGTTCGTCATTTTGTGTCATCTATTAAGTCTATGAACCTGATAGAGAAATACAATGAAGATATATCCCATTTACCCCTATTATTAAATAAATAACGTGTACCTTTGCCTCAGTATCATATTCGAGAGTGTGATCTATTGTTATTCTCACTCTTGTTCTTCTAGTGTTTGTTTCCAACAACACACTTATTCTTCACAAATGTTTAGGGCTAGTTATATCGTGAACGCACTTGCGTAATCACCACGTTAATAACAGCCTAATATCCCTCCCTACAGAAGTGCTCTCTAACGTCCTATCGGACTGTCTCCTTATTTATAGTATAACCATCTTTAGAGAAGCTCTTAGATCCAATGCAAAAGGTATTCACCACGCGCACACAAAATGGAAAAAAGGTATCCCTCTAGCAAATGTCTCCAAATCACGATCATTGACTTCTATTTGAATTGTCTTTTATAAAAAGTATGAGAAATATAGAGTATGGGGATTATATATATACACACACGCTACGAAATCAAAAGGGAAACGAAATCTCCAACCCCCTCCCCCTATGTATACCATTTTACCCCAATATAGTTTGACGTTTTACCTCCTAGGGTCTTACCTGATAGCTCTAATCTTTTAACGGGTTATAAATGCAGGGTCTTTATTGGCGCTTTAAGACGTAGAGAGAGACGGGACTATCACACACCCTTTTCTATTACTATACTAATCTATCCCCTTACGGATGCTCTCAGTACCTCTGTGGTGTATCTGGTTCACCTGTCCGTTTGTTTCGCTGTTATCCTTGCCCCTGTTGGTGCTGTGCATAAGTATCTCACATCAGTACGTTTTAGGCGGTGGCTTTTACGGGGTGTTTTGCTCGGGAATGCGCAACCTAGGCATAGGCATTGCGAGAGGTTTTGAGGGTTGAAATAGGGCTGAATTGTTCGCCTGTTTTGGGTGATGGCTCTAAATCTGATTTCAGAAAAATCGGAGCGTCTGTATCCCGCTCGTAGTAGGGGTTAAGGGAAAAAGGGGGAAGGGAAGGGGGGAGGCGGCGGAGGGCCTGTAGATAGTGGGCTGTAGAGTTATTGATATATCCTAGTGATTAGGGACATTTATTTCATAGGTATTTCTACTCTTTTTGCTATGTTTTAGGGCTAGGTAATTGTACTCAGTGTAAAAAAAGATGTAGGTATTTAGTACTGAATTGCACATTAGTGTAAAATAGTTCTGTAGGCTAGGCTGGGCGTGGCCTGTAGGGTGCTCTACGCGCGGGTATCAATAGAACCTAGAGAAAGTATTCCTGAATAGGGTTTGGTAGTTCAAAGTATTGGCGTACATTCGGCTTGTCGAACGGGATGAGATATGAGACTCTTAGCAGAGCACATAAGAAGTATCTCCCCGAGCATCGAGGTCGAAAGACTGACAAGAGCAAAACGCTCAGCCGATGTGCAGCACGCTAACCGAACGGAACCCACACCTTACGGATTTAATAGCAGCGCCACGACCACTACTACTAGCAACGTCTAGGATTAGCGCATTACTTCACACATGGTGAACGAAAGCTAACCGACAGCAGCGAGTGTATAGGCAGAGCATCCTAAGATGCAGCAGGCAGTCAGCGCCACACACCTATGAGTAACTCAAGCCACACAGGACGGGCAGTAATTAGTGCTTCATCAAGAACGGGACAATCGGTCACGGAGTACGCTACTTAGGTAGCACAAAGCTACTCACGACCCACGATACTTAAGTGTAGATGTTGACATTCCTGTGGGGTGATAGAGACAGCCTAACGGCTAGAGACTAACTAGCGGAGCGAGACCGCTCACCTCACCAACATAGAGTCCCTCACAGAACAGGCCGCAAGGGAGGCTGCAGAGCATATGGTACATGAGACATCATGTTTAGGTTCAATTCCTAAATGCTTTCCAACGCGCTTATCCGCTTTATTAATAGGGTAAGCCATGCTACGAATGGTTAACGGGTGTTCGATTCCCCACGTAGCAGCTATTTAATCCGCCTGACCACAGGCACAAATTCAATTGATATGAGATTCATACCCGCTACTGAAGGAGACTTCATGAAAGCTACTAGCCAAGGCGCTACTAGTAAGAGAGCAAGCAAGAGAGGTGGAAACTTCTTAGCGAATGAGAGAGGCACAATCGTAATGGCTGTTAAGGCTGTCACTAGATTGGCTAAGCAACAAGAACAGAGTCACAAACTAGTTTACACTACTGCCTTATGAGAGAGCAACTCGATGACATCATCAAAGAGACGATAATTGACATTCGTCAGCTCATGGTTAAGATTGAAGAGGCAGATGCCTGCTACAGGATTACAAGCCGTAAGGATTACGCAGAGCGCGCACACTTCCTGAGAGGTCAGGAGGAAACGTCAAGATTCATATTAAACCAATTAAAACGCATAGTATAATGAGAGATTTTCTACAAGCAACTTCATTCATGGTATTCGCCATGGCGGGAGGTATGTTCACAGCATTCGGAGACGTTGAGTTCGGAATTATCGGACTAATCTTCGCGGTGTTCTTCTGCGCAACGCTAAAGAGAAAGAGCAAACGTAGCTACGACAAGCCTGAGACCTACACATGCATAAGAATGGGAGACGAGTTCTTCCTTAGAGATTCTAAAGGATTCGTTATGCCTTCATCACGTCACGCTGTCAATCAATTAAACGCAAAAGGACTTATCAAATGGAACTAAACGCACTAAAGCAAACGATGTTCAAGGTACTTACAGAGGGTACAACACATCACTCTATTATGGAGATGATGATGATTGGCCTTAAGCATGACAACAAGAACATCAAGTCTGCCGCTCAAGTAGTAGTCGGAACTATCGACCAGATAGAAGAATCGGCCTACGATACGGGCATAGCTTACAGCTCAGTAGTAACTGATTCAGCTGAACTAGTAAAGAGTATTGACGAGTACGCAACGTGCGTTGCTCAAGTAGTAGCATCTAAATTATAAGCCATGTTAATAGCAACAGCAATCATTTCAGTAGTAGCAAACGTTTCAATGTTAACGTACGTAGGTACAAAAAACAAGCAGTCATGAGAATACAAGACTACAAGCCCACTTCTAAGGGACTAAGATTTAGACTAGCAGCTTGCAATGAGACAGGCGCTATCGGCATGGTAACTGATAAGATGTACAGCGGATTGATAGAGATACTATTCGAGCGTGACTTCTACCAGAACGAACACCTGCTAGACTTTCCTGAGCATGCAGAACACGCAGCTGAGTGGCCTAACAAAGCATACAGACAACAAGATACACTAACCTTAATCGACTAATCATGGTACAAGTAAATAACTTCGACTTCGGGTCGTTAAACGTTCTAATGAGTTTCAACACTGAGACTAACACTGCCAAGTGCGTTATGTCATGGGACGGCGCTCAGGTAGAGAAACGGACACTGAAAGCCAAGAGCATGGTAGATGCTGTTGACCAGTGCATTCAAATTGCTACGTTCGTAAGCAGTGAATCACTAGGTATCGACATCAGCACGCAGGTAGATTTACTCTACGTCTAATGGCTATCACTCCACAAATGATCGAGGCATTCGAGGCCACTAGGGAGTTAGGGCTTTGGGATATGAACGATAGAGAGGCACTAGATGCTGCTAACCGACATCACGACTTAGATATGGACATCGGCCAATGGGCTAAGATGCTAACCATGTCTGAGGCTGATGCTATTAAGAACAACATATGAGCTGGATAATCAGAGTGCCTGTCACTATAACCAGAACATGGAGCACGTACATCGAGCTAGATGCTGATGACGAAGAGTTCGACAAATTCATCACTGATGGTATCATCAACGAGCGCTCACTACAAGAGCTAGAAGATGCTTACTACGCTCAGTATGGAGATGAGGAGGATTTGATGGATGAGACGTTAGTCTTTGATGTAGAGGATGCTTACGAGCATTAGCGCGTATGGTACAGGAGCTGTTCGATTCAGCTCCGCGCTACTTAGTGAGCTTAACGCTCCGCCCCCGCTGACACTTTGTGTTTATGTGGTTATCTACTCAGAGTAGAGGGGGTACATTATTAATCTAAATTAAACCAGATGATACAGACAATTGAAACAACCCGCGAATGGGCTCAGCTATTTGAGCTAAAAGAAACAGAGGTGCTGCCTAAAGCAAACCTTAGAGCGCTTACAGACTTTCACTTCATCAAGAGAGGCTTTCAACCCAGATTCACAATGGGTAGTGATGCCTTTGCTGAGTATCACAATCCTACTGCCGACAAGGCTGTTAGAGTTACGTTAATCCATACGTTTAACGATGCACTACAGGACAACAATTCATGGGTAATCATCAAGAGATTAAACATGGATGAGTTCGGGAGAGTAGTTACCGACAAGCAAGGCATGGTGACTCAAACGAATTACATCTGCCACTACAACACTCTGGTAGACTTTGGTTCGTTCTACGACATCAGAAGTCACTCATACACGGACATCGAGAATAGTGAGAATGTAGACTTACAGGATTCACTTGACATACTAATTAAAGAAGGATTTGCTTATGAACTTTGATGATATTTTCAACAGGAGAGAAGAAGACACAACGATAACGGCTCACTATAACTTAGATGAGACCAAGATGAAAAACAAGATTAAGATGCTGTTACCTCTCACTAGAGATGAGAAAGCGTTAGACACTACAATCATTAACTCAGTAATCGGTTTAACTGATACAGCT